CGAATTTAGAAATATACATGATGGTAACAATTCCGTTATTAAAGATTCTGGTACTGGCATTTTAAAGTATACAAGTAATAATAGTACTTTAGCCGGAGTAGTCTTTGAAATTGAGAATACGGATTCTACAAATTTATCAGGATCATTTATTCATTTTAAAGATAGTTATGGCGTAACTCCTGCCAAAATAGGCTCTTATGCAAACGCATTTTATATTTTAAATAGTTCTGATGAAAGAATGCTGACAACTACTAATAGTGGAGCTATAGAATTATATTATGCGAATGATGAAAAACTAGCCACAACTTCTACTGGTGTAGATGTTACTGGAGAAATTACTGTTTCTGGAGATGTAGACGGACGAGATATTGCTACTGACGGAGTTAAGTTAGATAGTATTGAAGTCTCCGCAGATGTAACGGACACTGAAAGTGTCACAGCGGCAGGCGCATTGATGGATTCTGAGGTAACTAACCTTTCAGAAGTTAAAGCGTTTTCTTCAGCAGATTACGCTACAGCGGCACAAGGTGCTAATGCTGACGCGGCACTTCCTAAAACTGGTGGAACACTGACAGGCGATTTAAACTTTGGTGATAATGTCAAAGCTAAATTTGGCGGTGGAGGCGATTTAGAAATCTACCACAACGGAAGCAACTCTATAATCAAAGACAGTGGAGATGGAATATTACGATACACCAGTAGCAACTCAACAAATCAAGGCGTTGTTCTTGAAGTTGAGAATACAGACAGTACCAATCTATCAGGCTCATTTATACATTTTAAAGACAGCCTTGGTATAACGCCTGCTAAGATAGGTGCGCTTGCTAATGAAATGTACTTAATGCGCGGTAGTAATAATGACCGCATATTAGTTACAAACAACAGTGCAGTAGAACTCTACCATTCAGATGATAAAAAGTTTGAAACTAACAGTTCTGGTGCAAGCATATCGGGTGATATTGCTGTTACAGGTACAGTAGATGGCCGTGATGTTGCTACTGATGGAACTAAGCTAGACGGCATAGACGCTTACGCAGATGTCACTGATGCTACAAATGTAGCGGCCGCAGGTGCTTTGATGGACAGTGAGGTAACTAATCTTGCTCAAGTTAAGGCGTTTGACTCGTCAGACTATGCTACATCGACACAAGGCACTACTGCTGATAATGCACTTCCAAAGTCAGGAGGGACACTTACAGGCAATTTAAATTTAGGTGATAACATTAAGGCGCAGTTTGGCGCGTCTAATGACCTTCAAATTTACCATGATAGTACAAACTCTATAATTAAAGACTCAGGCACAGGAATTTTACGTTATACAAGTAGTAACGCTACTCAAGCAGGGGTTGTATTTGAAATAGAAAATACAGACAGTACTAATCTGTCAGGTTCGTTCATACACTTTAAAGACTCTTTAGGCATTACTCCTGCTAAAGTTGGTGCTTATGCTAATGAACTTTATATTATGCGCGGCAGTAATGACAATAGAATTATTACTACTAATACTGATGCTGTAGAACTTTATTATGCTGATGATGAAAAACTAACTACTACAAGTTCAGGTATAGATGTTACTGGTACTGTTAAGTTTGATGGCTTAGAAGGAACTAACTCAGTCAATATAACTCAGGTATTAGATGAAGACAGCATGACATCTGATAGCGCGACTTCATTATCAACACAGCAGTCTATTAAATCTTATGTAGATACAGCCATAGCAGGCGTTCCTCAAGGAGACATTACAGGCGTTACAGCAGGAACTAATCTTTCTGGTGGCGGTACAACTGGAAGCGTTAATCTTGATTTAGAAAATAATATTAGCTTGCAGAACATTACCTTAACTGGGTACTTGCGTGGGCCTTCAAACTTTACTATTGATCCTGCGGCTCATGGGGATGATACTGGTACATTAGTTGTTGCAGGAAATCTACAGGTTGATGGCACAACTACAACTATTAACTCTACTACTGTTGAGATTGCTGACCTTAATTTTAAAGTTGCTAAAGACGCTACTAGTAATGCAGAAGCTAACACTGGTGGCTTTACGGTAGGTGGCTCTAACGCTGAATTAAAGTATCTAAGCAGTGGCGATAAGTGGACGATGAATAAAACGCTTTCATTTGCGGATTCTTTAAAAACTACTTATGGCAATAATGATGACCTACAGATTTACCATGATGGGTCAAATTCTATCATTAAAGATTCAGGCACAGGAATACTTAGATACACTAGTAGCAATTCCTCAACTGCCGGAGTCGTATTTGAGATAGAAAACACAGATAGCGCAAACCTGTCTGGTTCATTTATACACTTTAAAGATAGCTTAGGAATAACCCCTGCAAAAATAGGGGCTTTTGCTAATGAATTGTACATTATGCGTGGCAGTAATAATGATCGCATACTGACTACAAATAGTGGCGCGGCTGAACTGTATTATTCAGATGATGAAAAACTAGCCACCACAGCCACAGGCATAGACGTTACTGGCACAGCCACGATGGATGGGCTTACTGTAAATTCAGGAGCGTCTAATGTAGCAACTTCATTTATAAGTACCGATCCTACCGTTGGGATTAAGTTGGAAGATAACACTGGAAATGTAGAACTATCAGCCACTGGTTCCACTTTTAACATACAACCGAATGGCGGTGCAAGCGCACTAACTATCAACTCCTCTGGGTATGTTGGTATTGGTGTTGACGTTCCTGATTCATTATTACACATTAAAAAAACTACTGCTGATGCCAAAGTTACTTTGGAGACAAGTGAAAGTTACGACTGCTACATAAACTTTAGTGGCGCTACATCTGAAGCAGCTATTGGTTATAACGCCACTGATAATGCTCTTTTATTTTGTAACCCCGCTGGTGACTTAACAACTGGTGAAGCCATGCGCATAGACGTATCAGGCAACCTGTTGGTGGGTCAGTCCAGTACGACTATTCCGGGAGTTGGCAACACAACGGGTGGCGTAAGCATAAGAGGAAATGACGGGAGTTTCTTTTCACGCGCCTTAGGTTCAGGCGATACTAACAATGTTGTTTCAGTCAATAGAAGCACTGCGGATGGAAACATTTTAGGCTTTCAAAAAGACGGCACAACCGTAGGTAGTATTGGTGTTACCAGTGGCTCGTTAGGCATTGGTCAGTCTAACACTGGTTTAGGATTTTTTAACACTGACAGTATTGTTTTTCCTGCAACAGCGGCAGGAGCAACAAGAGATAATGCTATTGATTTAGGCTATTCTGGTGGTCGCTTCAAAGACCTCTACCTATCAGGCGGTGTTAGCACCAATACTGCAACTGGTCTTTCAATTACCGCTAACTCTAGCAATAGAGGAATCTTAAACCTCAGCACTAGCACAGCATACCAATTAATTGGCGGTTCGTATTACGGCTACATGGGTTATAAAACTGGCGGCTATCATAGATTCTTTGGCTCTGATGGTGTTGAGGATATGCGCATCGACGCCTCTGGCAACCTGTTGGTGGGTACCACGTTGGGAGATGTTGGTTATTGGTATAACCGCAAAGGTGTAGTTGCGAAAGAAAATGGACAACTACACGCCGCAGTTTATGGAGGTGCGGCGGCGGTACTTAACAGAAACACTAATGACGGAGATATAGTTCAGTTTCGAAAGTCTGGCAATGTTGTAGGTAGTATAGCCTCTGAGGGAGGCGACTCTTTAGTAATACAATCAGGCACAACCAGTGGTTCAGGTCTTCTTTTTCACCCCACAGTAGCAAGTATAACTCCTGTGAGAAACAGCGTAAAAATAGATGCAACTATTGATTTAGGTCGTTCTGGTTTTAGATTCAAAGACCTCTACCTATCAGGCTCTTTAAAATCTACTGCCCCAACAACTTCAGCATCTACCCCTGCATGGTTATCTACAGCCAGTACTAATACTTCAGGACAAACACATTATCATGCAGTGTTTAAGTCTTTAAATGGCACAACGAACGGTAAAATCACTACTAACTACTATGCTACAACTTACTCGACTACTTCTGATTACAGGGTTAAAGAAGATATACAGCCTGTTATTAATGCAACTGAGCGATTACTAAATTTAAATGCAATCAATTTCCAGTGGAAAGGCAGTGATATTAGAACGGATGGCTTTTTGGCACATGAGGTTGCTGAAATAATTCCAGAGGCGGTTGTTGGTGAAAAAGACGAAGATGAATTGCAGTCCTTAGATCAATCTAAAATTGTCCCTTTGTTGGTTAAAACTATTCAGGAATTAGAGGCAAGAATAACGCAACTGGAGAATCAATAATGAATAAAATTACACAAGCATTAAAATCAAAAACCGTACAGTTTAGTATTGCTCTTGCAGTTCTTTCTATTCTTCAGGCTTATGTTGGGTTTTTACCTGTCAGCCCTATGGGTCAGGCTGTGGTTGGTTGTATTATCGCAAGTTGTGTAACAGTTCTTAGATCAATAACTACTAAGCCGCTTTCAGAAAAATAAAGGAATAACAAATGATTGAAGAAACTAAGGAAAGTATAGATGTATTGGCGGCTTCAACGGCTGTTTTTTCTTTAGCACAGTGGCTACCTCCTATGGCCTCTCTGTTTACAATAATATGGCTTGGACTAAGAATATATGAAAGTGTTACTGTTCAATCATTATTAGACAAGATAAGCAAAAAGTAGAATATTATTACAATCAAGAGTATAATTTTATCTTTTACTACAGGTTATAAAAATGATTACTATTGATGATGTAGAATATACTGAAGATGATTTAACTGATTCTCAAAAAGTATTGGTTAATAGAGTTAATGAACTTAATAATCAATTTAATGCTTTAAAAATGCAGTTACAGGAATTAGATGTGCTTATGTCTGCATACGGTAATGCTTTAAGAAAAGATTTGGCAGGGGATGAAGAAGAAGTAGTAGAAGATGCTTAAAGATTTAATCGCCCCTATTACTGGACTCCTTGATAAATTTATTGAGGATAAAGATAAAAAGGCCGCGTTAGCCCATCAGATAGCAACCATGTCTGAGCGTCATGCTCAAGAGTTAGCTAAAGGGCAATTAGAAGTAAACAAGGTAGAGGCGGCTCATCCGTCTTTATTTGTCAGTGGGTGGCGGCCTGCGGTGGGTTGGGTTTCTTGTTTAGGATTGTTCTATAATATAATCTTAGCCCAGTTCTTAGACATTTGGTATGATGTACCTCAAATAGATAGCAGTCTACTTACTACTGTTCTCATGGCTATGTTAGGCATGGGTGCAATGCGCTCGTATGAAAAGAAGAACAACGTAGCTAGAATAAAATAATGAGATACTTTCAACTAAAAGACTTTGATTGTCAGGAGACAGGCAACAATGAGATGTGTTCTGATTTTCTTGATAAGTTGGATGAGTTACGCCATGTATGCGGATTTCCGTTTATCATTACCAGTGGGTACAGGGACAAGACCCACAGCATTGAAGCTAGAAAGGCAAAGGTCGGAACCCACGGACAAGGGATAGCGGCAGACATTAGAATAAATAACGGTAACGAAGCCTACGAGATTATAAAGAACGCTCAGTCAATGGGCTTCAATGGAATAGGGGTAGCTAAGACCTTTATCCATGTAGACACTAGAAAGACTATGCCTGTTATCTGGACGTATTAACTTAACAGGCTCTTTGCTGTCTTCTTAGACTTCCTGAATGCCTTGGCTGTAGGTGCGCCTTTAGACCCAACCTTACGCATCTTCTCACCAGACCCAGCGGCTATTCTCTTTCTCTTAGCGTGTATGTTTGCGTATAAACCTTTCATTATTTCTTCAACATTGATTTCTTTTTCTTTGGTCGTCCTACCTTACTACCGTATGTACCCTTACCTTGTGGCATTGTATTCTCCTACCATTTTATTTGGTCTGCCCAGTATGCCGCAGACATCTTACCCCTAGCGATGTTCCTAGCGTGTCGAGCTTTGAATGATTTACGTCTAGCCTTCTGTTTCTCTGACTTAGGATTAGACCCTGCACCTGATACGCCTTGTTGTCCAAACCTGATGGTCTTTACTTGATCGCCAGACTTGGCAACAACAACGTGAGATTTTGTTGAATGGTTAGGTGTACGCTTAGGCTTGTTAACACCAGAGACACCGATACGGCTTAATAGGGATTGTATACTCATGCTCTGATTATACCAAAAAAAGCCCCCGAAGGGGCAAAACAACACAGGAGGTACAACATTTTTAGGGGGTTTACAGGTTTATTCTACACTAAACGTAGGATGATGCAACTTTAATTCTTCATCTGTAGGAGGTTCAGCAAGAGCCTCTTGTTCAGCCTCTACCTCAGACCAGATTATATCTATCTCTTCTACTGCATAAGCAGGCAGGGCAGAACCATACAGCACAGCCTCGAAGATAGAATCCATCTGTAATGGAACATGATCCATTTTTAACTCAATGGCTTTATTCCGTAAATCGTTTAAAAATCCATTAGTCATAACAATCTTTCCTCATGGTATTTAATTAAATCATTAAACTCTTTTAACATATCCCTGTAATCAGCAGTGTACAACTTCTTAATTTTTCTTTTGTCTTGGTGCATCTGCCTAACAAAGTCTTCTCCGTACATATCAATCATCCATAGTGTGTACTGTCCTTCAGCACTACCCTTGGACATGCCAAAGGCATTACAGCCCTTGCACTGGGGGTGGACATTCTCAACCTCTAATGCCCAGTACGAACTACTACCCTTGGCTATGTAGTGACCACCATCACATTCCTTCCAGTGCATCCTCTTATCACAAGATACACATTGAACCATTCCATATTCATCTGCCGCTGAAATCCTTGCTAACTTTTGGATTGCAGTCAAACACTTAGAACGTAATGTTACAGCCATAAATAACCTCATTTTACCATACCCTGTGGGGTAGATCATATTTTTACCTAAACGCGCTTAGAAAGCTCTACAAGCCCTTTAAGCGCCCTTCCAGAACCCTTCACGGAGTATACCCTAGTGTTTCTTTTTCTTTTTCCTTTCTTCCCATTCTTTTTGTTCATCACTAATCATATCCCACCAACCTTTTGCACACATTCCGATTAGTATAAGCCATGCAATTCCTAATAAAATATCCATGTTATCTCCTATTTAGTAATATCTTCAGTCATGTCTTTTGAAGGGAATGGTATGTGTATACCAGTTCGCTCCACTAAACCCCGATTGATAGCGTCATATACTTTAGCTACTTTGTCAGAGTGTATCTCGGTAGTAGATTCTATGCCGTACATGGTGTTTTGAATCTGCTTCCAAAATAATTTAAATGATTTTTGAGTCCACGGTATTTCAATGTCACCTTTCATAAACTTGGCGTTCATCTGGTGGTATATACCTGCATCGTTTAGACGTCTAGCCGCCTCTTTAAAGTACACTTCCAGTGCCGCCTGTTGCTTTGGTGATCGTGGTTTACCAAGTTTGTAATTAAACGTAACGTATTTCTTTTCCTCATACAGTTCAGTTGCAAACTTTAGGTAGTCTTCCAAGGACTTGTCGTTTTTGACTGTATAACCTTCAGGCATTAGAGTTTCCTTCTTAACCATTTTGCACTTATGAATTCAGCGTGGCTTTCAAAGACGCTACTCGCTAACTGTGGTTGAAAGTGGCTTTTATTTACAGCTTTAGATATTGGTCTTACATGGTGATTACTAAACGTAGTAGCCTTACCTATCCTTTTGCTTAACGCATTTGGTTTAAGACCAGTAATCTCAGCTAATTTTTTAATAGTGTATTTTTCTCCTACTTTAAAACGAGCATCATCTCCTACGAAAGTCATCAATTTTTGTTGATGTTGATTGCCATTAAACTGTGTTTGAACGCGCTTAATTTTCTTAAAGTTATTGTCTCTCGCAGTTGCCTTGTATCTCAGCCGTTCGCATACAAATGTTTTAGATACGCCAAATGCTTTAGCCAACTCGTCCCTGCTGTAAAATGTACCTGATGTTAGCTTAGGATTTTTACCCTTGTACTCAATTAAAATTGTTCTGCTATCGTGTTTCATAATTAATTCGCCCATGATGTGTCTGTTAGTGCATCTTCAATAGATCGATCTTTTATTGTCCCTTCTTTTCGAGGCTTAGATCGCTGTTTACGGTTAGTTTCCCACGTTCTCACGCAAGCCTTCCAGTCTTTCATTTTGTTCTTACCTACCATCCATCCCTTTGCTTGATAGAAATCAATAAAGGTTTGTGGATCAACTGAATTGTTCCTTTGATCACAATAATCATTAACTTCATCAACACTGGGAGGAGTGAAACGAGTCCCCTTATTAGTTGTATTATTAAATGTATTATTAATTGTCTTATTATCCTCCATTATTTTATGGGGAGGGTCCCCATCATTTTGTGGGGAGGGTATACATTTTTTAATGGGGAGGGTATCCATTATTTTATCCATACCCCCCTCGTTAATTCTTATGTATCTTTTAAGGACTTGCTTAGTACCTTCTTTGTATTCAAGTTGTACTGTAATGTATCCTTTTGTCTTTAGCTGTCCTATCCAACCACTCACTGTCTTAGGGTCTACCTCATAGAGATCAGCAAAGTATTGATTACTAGACCAACAGTAGCCTTCCTTGTTACACAATGCAGTAATCTCTGCGTACAACAATCTAGCCAGTGGCTTTAAAGTCTTGTCATACCGCACATCAGCAGTCAGAATAGCAAAATAGGATGGTTTATCCATTACTCACCTACCGCAATGAACTCGCTAACCTTAACTTCACAAGCACTAGCCAGTTTAGTTAGTGTCTTCATGTTAGGAGATCGATGGTTGTTTCTGATTAAACTTAGGGTAGCAATGTCCAACCCTGCATTAACTGCAAGCTGACTTTGATTTAAACGTAACTCATACATAAAATGATCGATTGATTTGTTGATGTCCATGTTAACTCCTTAGTAGTGAATGCGAACTGTAAATTAATTTTAATCTCTAGTCAAACTTTTGTTGACATTTAATTAACCGTAGTCCATTATACTATGACAAACAACAAAACGAGGAAATCAACATGAGAGACAATCCAATACAATGTCCAGATGATTTAGATGATTTTTATTCAAGACTTGCAGGACGACCAATAGACCCTGATCAGAAGAATGATGACTGGTTTTGGAATGAGCGCGAGAAAAAAGCTAAAGTTATAGAGGCTCGATGGATAAAGAATATGGAGAAAAGTCATGGATGATATGAATGATCTAAACGACTATGATCGTGGAGAGTACGATAGAATAGCAGGGTATGATGCTTTGCCTAATCAATCAGACTCTTATGAACAGGGTTATGGTAAGGCATACAACCTAGAGATGAATGCTACAGCGAGGAGCGAACAATGAGTACATGGAAAACATTATCAGCAATAGACGTATCAAAAAACATTGAGAAGAAAGGCAACTTGTCTTATCTGTCATGGGCATGGGCGTGGTCTACTTTAATGGAACACTACCCTGATTCAAGCTACACATACTGTCCTCCTTCCTTTCTTGAGAATGGTACTTGTGAAGTCAACGTATCGGTCACAGTGAAAGAGAAAACACACTCTATGTGGCTACCAGTCATGGATAATAGGAATAAAGCTGTTCCTAATCCTACATCCAGAGACATTTCTGATGCTCGTATGCGCTGTTTAGTTAAAGCTATTGCCATGCATGGGCTAGGTGCTTACATCTACGCAGGGGAAGACTTGCCGCAAGCTGTACAAAATGCTGTAGTGTCTGAGGATCAGGCTAAAGAGATCAAAGGGCTAATCGAAGAACATGGGGTAGATGTTAAAGTCTTTCTAAAGCACTTCAAAGCAACCTCAGTGGATGAGATGTTAGCTGTACACTACTCTAAAGCTGTTGCGGCACTGAATGCTAAGGCTAAGAAGTGATAATCCTAGACCATGAACAAGGGAGTGACGAGTGGTTTGCCTCAAGATTGGGTAGACCCTCTGCTTCCATGTTTAATAAGCTGATTACTTCCGCAGGGAAGCCAAGCATCTCTTCTGCAAAATACATTGATGAGTTGATAGATGAAAGGTTAAATGGTGTTCGCGTCCCTGTTTACGTGAATGAGCACATGGCTCGCGGTAGTTTTTTAGAGCCTGAAGCGCGTGAATATTATTCATTCATAACTGAGCAAAAAGTCACAGAATATGGGTTTATATTGGACGATTCTGAGGAGTTTGGTTGCAGTCCAGATGGTATTATTAAAGATAGCGATGGCAATTTTGAGGGAGGGCTAGAGATAAAATGTCCTGCTAACATGGTAGGCTATCATAGAGACAATAAGTCCTTTGTTACTAAGTACAAGCAACAAATCATGGGTTGCATGATGATTACAGGTGCTAAGTGG